ACGATTGCTTTCGGCTTGTGTATCCCCCTGTTGCGAAGGCGCGCGCGGCATGAGCATGGAGGAAACCCGCGCGCGCATTCAGTCTGCCGTCGACTATGTGCGCATGCACCGCCCCAACAAAGGCGCGCAAGTCTATGAGCAGGCAGGCAAACAATACGGCGTCACAATATCGGCGCTCAAGAGCGCATGCGGGCGCGCCGGGCTCTTGAATAAAAGCTGGAACGCAAAGCCGTTCGCTAAGCCTTAACCATGTCCATGCTAGCGCGTCGGGCTCATGCTTGCTGACAACCCGCGCGCTATCATCGGCGGCAATAATCCCCCGCCGGATGCCGATCTGCTGTTCATCGACGCGCGCATTGTCGAGCGCGGCGCGCAATATCTGCAATTCCTATTCCCCAAGCATGGGCTCGAATCCATGCTGGCCAAACGCAAATGCGGCGCGGCCTTGGGCTTCCGGCGCATCTTGTGCAATGCGCTTCGCGGTACGGTAGGGGTGGAAAGCTTAGGCGTCATTCTCGATCTAAACCGCAAGACGGTCTCCGAAGATATGCAAAGCGTGGACGTATGGTGCGAGAATGACGATGTGTTCGCGGAAATTATGGACCATGTCCGCGCGGCCATCCTGGGCACGGTGCAGATAGACGCCGATTGCTTTTTCGATCTGCTCGCGTCGCACATGGCGGGCGAGCCGGAACGCCGCCGCGAGGAAAAAGCTAGGCGCGCGCTGATCGCGGCCGACAAACGCGAACTCGCGCGCAAAACCATGGACGCACACAAGGCCAAGGCCAAGGGCGACCTAACCAAGCTCAAGCAGGCGCTCGGCGACATACCCAAGGCCGAGGCCATTCTTGCGCTGCACACAGGCGCCCGCCCAATCGCGCGCGACCTCACAGTCAACGCTATCGCCGTGCTGGAAATGCTGATGATCCGCGAAGCCGAACTTTCCGACACGCGCAAGAAGGTGGCGCGCAGGCGCTTGCGCTCCGAACTTGACGCGCGCGGGGTGAACGAATGCATCCGCCTAGGGCTTGCGCGCGAGGCCATTCCGTTCGGCGCAAAAGACGCGGACCCGCCAATTGGGCTTACCCCATTCGGAACGAAGTGCTATCTTGAGGCGCTGAGCATGGGGCGGATAGAAAAACCGCGCCGCGCCAAATAAACCCCGCCCCGCGCGCGTTCATGCTACATTCCCCTTACTGAACCTGTGATCTGCAAGCGCCCGACGCACAGCTCTCACCCGTTCAAACGCAAGTAAGGAGCTAGGTGGCATGTTCGGGCGCAAGATGACGGGGGAGGGCTGACGTGGCTGGGGAGGTGACAATCTCATTGGCCACGATCTTTAGCGTGATTGGCTTTTTCTTCCAGGTCGGCTTGACCGTCGCGGCTGTGGCATTCTCACACGGGGCCATAAAAACGCGCGTCGCCTCAATCGAGGAAAAGATACAGGACCACTCAGAGCTTTCCCGCGCCGTCGCCAAACTAGAAACCGAAGTGGAAGGCATTGGGCGTGAGATCAAGAACTTGCGCGACGACTTCCGCCACATCATGGACGAACTATCCCGCGCCTCCAGCAGGGGGCACGCCAGGCAATGACCTCCTTCGTTTGCCCTTCCTGCACGGTCACGGTATCGGACGCGCAAAAGCCCGGCGAGACCATATTCCAAGCCAAGGCCAGATTGCGCGTTGAACTCGCCGCCAAATGCCCGCGCGCGGGAACGCAAGTCAAATGCCCCATGGGCGCGCCAACAGCTTACAGGGACGGACTGAACCGCTAAACCCCGCGCGGGGAAAACTGCCCGCATAATCGGGCTCATGGCTACAATATCCCTCACGCGGTCGTATCCCACAACGGACGATTTTCACCGGGGCGCGATCCGCATTTACAGCGCCACGCCGCTGACCAATGCCGGCTCTGACGTGACCGCCGCGATCGGCCCGGACCACCTGAATTACCGGGACCGCTCCGTGCAAGTGTTTGGCACCTTTGGCGCGGGCGGCAATCTGCGCATTGAGGGCTCTTACGACGGCAGCACCTATGCCATTCTTGCCGACGCGCAAGGCAATGCGCTCGACATCACCACCGCCAAGATCGAGGAAATCACGGTCCCGACGCCTTACCTGCGCGCGCGTGTGACCGCTGGCGATGGCACAACCTCCCTCACTGTTTATTTCGGCCTGGGGCAAAATCCGCTATGAGCGACATTGATTGGATCAGCGCGGCCGACGCGCTGGCGCTGCACCTCAAGAAGCAAGAGCCGTTGGCCCGCGCGGTCGAGGTGTTTCGCGCCGCCGGCAGCGCCGAGAACGCAATCAAGGAAGCCGAAAAGCGCATCGCCAAGCTGCAAAAGGAGGCCGATAGCCTGGCCGCCGCGCACGAAGCCGCGCAAGCCAAGCACAAGTCAGACCTAGAAGACCTCGCCAAGACAATCGAAGCCAAGCGCGCGCAAGGCGAAGCCGATGGCGCGGCATTGTCAGCGACGGCAAAGCGCCGCGCCGAGCAGGTTGTTGCCAAGGCCGAGTCGGAAGCGGCCAAGCTGATCGCCCAAGCCGAAGCCGCGCGCGCCGAATCGGTTGCCGTTCTGAATGAGGCCAAGGCGGCAAAAACTGAAGCCAAGGCCATGCTCAGCGAGGCCAATGCCAAACTCAAGGCGGCTGAAGAAGCGGGCCGGGTGCTTGAACAAAAGCGGGCCGAGGCGCGCGCCAAAATCGAAGCTCTCGCGCAAGCGGGGGTGTAAGCGGTCAGGGGTAGCGCGCCATGGCCGTCACGCATATCAAATCAAACATAGTCGCGGACTTCACCGGAACGGTGACGGTGTTCGACAATGCGGGCGCCAGCCAAACCATGGCGGCGACCGATCTTGTGCGCCCATCCGATTGGAATAGCGCGCACGGGCATCTAATTACGCTGGGCGGCAATACGGCGGGCGCCTCGACGGTTTCAGGCACTAACATTGTCTATGCGGGCGGGAATAATATCACGCTCTCAGGCGTGCAAGGCGCGAACGTCGCCACCATCACGATAGCAGGTGGCGGGGGCGCTGGCGACGGGGTAAACATCCTCGCCGCAGGTACGCAAACCGCCAACACCACCGGAACTGTCGCCTTCCTGGATAGCAACGGCATTGCCTGGGGCATGTCCAATAGCTCGCAAATCACAGCGAGCTATACCCAGTCCACGCATTCTCACTCGACCGCGCCGGGAGCGCTCGCGGCGGGAACGCAAACGGCGACCTCGGGAACGATTGTTTTTGCTGACAGCAATGGCGTTGCGTTTGGGCTAAGCGGCTCGACGCAGATCACCGCCTCTTACACGCAATCGACGCACTCGCATTCGACTGGCCCCGGCGCGATTGCCGCTGGCACGCAAACCGCCACAAGCGGGACCATCGTATTCGTGGATAGCAACGGGCTTGCGTTCGGCATGTCCGGCTCGACGCAGATAACGGGCAGCTATTCCCAGTCCACGCACGGCCACAGCCTGTCCATGTTCGCGGTGTCGAACACAACGCAATCAAGTTCGGGAACGCAAAACGTCGCCAACGTCTCGTTCGCCGGGGCTGGCGCGGTCAGCGTCGGGGTGACGAACGGCTCTGTTGTGGTCAGCGCGCCGAACACGGTCGCGCAAACCAATCAGACGGCGGGCATATATGTCACCGCGCAATCGACTGGGCAAAGCTCAAGCTCCACCTACGACGCGCGCACGCTTTCCATGGTGGGAGATGGGATTGTCTCTATCGGTTGGAGCAACGGCACACTACGGGTAAGCGCCACGCAATCCAATCAAGCCATGAGCGCGGCTGGCGGGTCGAGCGCATTTCAGACGCTTGGCTTTTCCGATAACGCCTATGCGTCATGGACAAACACGAATGGCTCGGTTGCGCTCACCGAAATGCGCGGTTCGTTCTTTGCCGTATCCAACACAACGCAATCTAGCTCCGGCACGCAAAACCTTGACGCCATTTCATTTGCTGGCGCGGGCGGGGTAAGCGTTGGCGTATCCAATGGCTCGGTTGTGATCTCGGCGGCGGCAGTCGCGGGGGGAACAACCAATCAAACCGGCCCCAATATCGGCGTGTCCAATCTCGGCAATACGTCAGGCAGCACGGGCACAGTGTCAACCGGCAATGTTGTGTTCGCTGGCTTGCACGGCATCACATTGAGCCAATCGACAGCAGGCGCCGGATCAAACGCGACAATCACTATCAGCGGCATGCAGCGCACGCTCAGCTATTTCCCATACGATCCTCCGGTGCATGCAACATCATCGTGCAATTCAGGGACCACGGGCGCGACTGGGGGATCGTCACAAACCACGGCCTCACTGTTTGTGGCCCCGCTCAGGCTTGAGAACGCGCACGAATGGACTAATATCGGCGCGCTGATCTCTTACGGAACTGCTGCCGGAACGGGCTCTGTATCCGCCGCGCATATGATGGGGATTTACACGCGCACGGGCAATTCGATTTCACTCCTGTCTAGCTTTGTGCATCAGGTCTTCTATTCGCAAAACAACGTCACTGCCGTATCTGTTCATATGTTTTGGGGTACTGCAAGCTCTACAAACTCCACGGCGTTTAACGGCAATTCATCCGCGAGCATGACCGGCGGACGCCTTGCCTTGTTCGGAACCTCAAACCCTGGCAGCTTTTCGAGCGGCGATTATTTCGTGGTGCATGGTTATACGCACCGCACCTCTGGCGCGTCAGTCGGCGCGCCAAACTCCGCCGCCTACATCAATCGGCAGTCACTTTCTATCATGGCCCCGATGGGGCAGGCGGCAGGGGCTGGGTTTACCAACGCATGGCGGGACTACATGGGCGCGCTTAGCGTGACATCGAACGGAACCACAACCGGCTATGTCGTTTTGCCGGACACTATCGCAACGACCGACTTCTCAGGCCAAACCGCAAGCGCCAGCGCGAGGTGGTTTCAGCCTATGTTGTTCCGTTAACCCTTACGCAACCGGCGCACCATAATCAGAACCCATTCCATGAGCGCTAAACCCCAAATCGTAACCCTCGACGGCGGCGTCCACAATACCGACCTTGAAGGCGCGCGCGAACGCATCCTCAAGGGCGGAAGCTGGAAGAAGCAACGCATCATCGTGTTGATCCCAAGCTCTGACCTAATCCCCGCCAAGGTCGCGCTTTCGCATTGGGGCTTGATCTTTCCCCCAAACAACGCGGTTTACCGGATGCTATGCCTTGGCATGGAAGTAGGGGACGCCTACAGCCAGGCGATAGATAACATCCTCGCGCATCCAGACCTAAGCCAATGGGAATACATCCTCACGATCGAGCATGACAACATTCCCCCCGCCGACGGCGTGCTGAAGCTCCTGGAAAGCATGGACGCGCACCCCGAATATGCCTGCATTGGCGGGCTTTACTGGTGTAAGGGAACTGGGGGGTGTGCGCACATATGGGGCGACCCGAGCGATCCAGTGATGAATTTTAGACCACAGGCGCCGATCATTGACGCGATACAAGAGTGTAACGGCGCAAGCATGGGCTTCCACTTGTGGCGCGTGAGTATGTTTAAGGATGAGCGCCTGCCAAGGCCGCTATTTCAAACCAAAGCCAGCGGTCAGGGTGTGGGCACTCAGGATTTGGCGTTTTGGTCCGAAGCGCGTAAGTATGGGTATCGAACAGCCGTGGATACGCGCGTAAAAGTAGGCCATTATGACCATGATGGCAGCTTCGGCCCGCCAGGCTTTATTTGGTGAACGCAAAATGGGATGCTTGTACAAAATCACCTCGCCTAGCGGAAAATCGTACATAGGTGTGACATCTGGAACAGCAGATAGTCGTTGGAAAGCGCATGTGAGCCGGACTAAAGAGGGTAGACCGCAGGCCATCAACAGAGCGATTGCCAAGTATGGCGCGGATAGTTTTGTCATCGTTACACTGGTTGAGCATGACGACTTTGCGAGATTACTGGAACTTGAGCGCGAATACATCATATTGCATAAAACAAAAACCCCGAACGGATACAATCTAACTGATGGTGGCGAGGGCGTCTCCGGGCGGATTATCACGGACGCGCAACGCGACAACATATCCAAAGCGCAACGGAAAAGGTTTCAAAGGCCGGAT